CCCAAGGCGAAAGATAGACCCAGCAGGTGCCGTCAAAACCGCGCCGGACGCGGAAGCTGCGGTAACGGCGGCTTGAAATGCCGCCGCGTCATCGGCAACACCGTCGCCGACAGCACCGAAGTCTTTAATGCTTATCGTCTCGCGCAGTTTGTCTTGAATCGTGCGCGTAACCGCGCTGCCGCCCGCTTGCAAGAAGCCCAACTGAGCGATGGACGCCTTCTTGGTGGCGCCGCCCTGCACGACAGGCAGCACATCCGTAGACGCAACCGGCGAGGTTGCCGCAGGCAGCTGAGTGATTTTTACATCGGCCATTAGTAGTTTCCGGCAAAGATGTTGTACCGGCCCCGCCGCGCCACGATGCTGTAGGGCATGGACATGACGTCGTCGGGGAAGTTGACCCGCTTGAGGTTGCGCTTGCTGGTCATGGCAATCCGCTGCACCGTGGGCGGCGGCTCGATGCCAAACTCGTTAGCGATCTCGCAGGCGAGGCTGTACTTGAAGCAGCGCAGGTACCCTGGCGGGAAGGCTAGCGTCGTCGCTGCGTTGACCGGCTGGGCCAGCGGCTCCACGGACACGAAATGCCACTCCAACGGCCTTGTGGCCACCGGGTAGATGGTCATCTCGATGTCGGGATTCGTGAAGTTCGGCCATATGACCTGCGGGTAGGTTGCCGAAACGGTCTTGAGCGCGATGCCGTTGTACTGCTGCTGGTTGATGATCTTGATGCCGTAGCTCAGACCATTCGCCGGATCGCGGAAGTAGGTGGCGTCGTCGAGCGCCACGGGGCGCGCGCCTACGAAGTTGCCCGTAGGACCGAGTGTGCGTGTCGCCACGCCTTGCGGCCAAGTGAAGACTTGGTCTCGCGTGGCATAGACCGCTAGCCGCTCAAGGTTCCAGCTATCGATCATCTGCTGCATCGCCGCGAGAGCGTCTTGTGTCGTCGCAGCGGAGGGCACCTCGCCTTCGGCTAGTTGCCCAATCAGGCGCAGCGCCGCGTTAATCTGGTCCCCGGCGGTCGTGCTCATTGGTCACCCTCGGTCGGCCGCGCCGCGCCACGACAAGCTCGTTAGGCGCAACTTCTTCGCCGGGAGTATACCGCTCCCAGCCGTTTTTCTCATCTGCTTCCGCTTCCATGTCCATCGTCGCAACCTTGTGGCCGTGGACGGGGTGCTTTAGGTAGATCACAGGCATGATAAAGCAGGGGGCCGAAGCCCCCTGTCCGGTTAGGACGCCATAACGGTCCAGTTGGTGCCGTCTTCGCACACCAGCATGGCCCAAGCGCCTGCGGTGGCGGCAAGAATTGCCGTTCCCGCAGTTGCTGAGTTTGCCGGACGCACGTTGGACGTCGGAGAAATGACCGTGTAGGTGGCGGACAGATTCTTGATAACCACCACTCGGCCAATGTACTCCGCACCACGCGGGAGCGTCACCGAGACGTTGGCCGCCGCGCCGTTGCAGACGACAAAGTTTTCCTGCTCACCAAGCGTAAAGCTAGTCGTCTTGGTGACCGGCGCGTTGAGGTACAGCGCGGCTAGCGCCGGGTCTGCAAACGCCGCGCCAACCGAGATGTTGTTCGGCAGGATGCGCTCCTTTTAGGCCACCCGGTACAGCACCCACGCGCCGGGGCCAGTCTTGCGAGCCACCAGCGTTGCGCCGGTCGTGACCGGAATGGTCATGGTCAGCGAGCCGGTAATGGTCCAGCCGGTGCTGGTGGTGATGGTTGCGGTGCCGGACGAAGTGCCGAGATTGACGACACGGAAGGTGAACGACGTGCCAACCTTTTCAGAGTTGGTGAGGTCCGCTTCCAGTTGCGCCACCGTCGGCAACGTGTACGCCACGTTGGCGGTAATGCCGCTGTTCAGCAGCATCAGGCCGTTGAGCAGTTGCGCGGCGGTGAAAGTAGTGGTGGTGGTCGCCGTAACCGGCGCGGGGATGGTGTCGATAAGCGGTTCGTCCAGGTTGCCGTCGCCGACCTGATAACCGCCGCCGCCATTAGGAAGTGCCATGATGTATTCCTCGTAAAAGCTACAGGTGTTTCCACGATACGCGCTGCTTGATGCTGCCGATCGTGGTCGCTGCTACGTTGTATTCGGTTGCTATGACCGCATAGGGCCGTGGATCTCGCAGGATGCGGCGGACTTGGCTTTCGGTAAGAACGGCCTTGCCGTGCTTCTCCCCGACCGGCACACGCGCTCGGCCTTTTTGGGCTTTGTCGCGCATGTTGTCTGCCGGCGTACCAGCAGACAAATGGTCAGGGTTCACACAGCTAGGATTGTCGCAGGAGTGAAGGGCTTGCATACCAACAAGCAGATCGCCGGTATGCAGCGCATACGAGTAGCGATGTGCTCGGGTAAACAAAACGTCGCCTATCATTCCTTTGAAAATCCCGTAGCCGTTCTTGTCCTTACTTGCGGTCCAAATCCAACATCCATCAGTCTTGTTCACTGACATCGCAAATCTTTGCTCAGCAGACATGCCACGAAACGTGCCGCTGTGGCGTGCAATTGCAATTGGCGACCCGTACTTCTTGTTGCGCCGCCAGTGTTTGTTGCAAAGACCCAACGCCAAGACTGGTAGATCACAACCTTTGATACAGCAGACGTGCTCCATTTGTTATCCTCCTTAAGTACCGGAGGCAAGTGTAGCACGTCTATTGTAAACTACGGTCGTTTTGCGTTTAGCCCCACAGGCGTACGGCCATCTCGGGTCTAATCACTTTGTAGCCGTACAATACATCCACGCGACAGGGCAGGCGGTCGTTGTTTATATCGTACTGACGAACGATCCGCATGGAGATGCCGTTATGCACCTGCCGCGAGGCCATATCCACGCCTTGCGGCATGATCAGGTCAGCGGTGGCGAAGGTGATGGCGTCGCGGTGATAGGCAAGGTTCTGCGGGTACTGCGACGCAGCCGAGCCAAGCATCGTGATGTCAGCATCGTTAGCCGGGAAGGCGTCAACGGTGGCCAGCGGGTGCGCAGCGGTGTACAGCGCAGGGGCGAACTTCAACGTGCCGGACGAAGTGCCAGTCAGATCCTCGGTCACCACGAACTGCTGAAGCGAGCCGGTGGATTCGCGGGTCTGCGGGTTAACGGCGAAGACGCTCTGCATGGTAAACACGTCGCCCACTTTCCAAGTCTTTGAAGAACCCGTAAAGGTGATGGCCAGTTGGGACGTGCCCTGCGCGGTCGGGGCGCCGTCAACCTCAATCGCCGTACCCCAGTCGCCCGTAGTGTGAACCTTCATCGACTGCGACATGGCCAGTTCCTCGAAACCGAGGATGCCTTCGCCCATCAGGCCGGACTTGAACTGACGGCTGATGGTGCTGACCGGGTTAAACAGGCCCTTCATACCTTCCACCAGACCGGCGTTCGCAGCCGGGTTGACGGTCAGGTAACGGGGGCTGGCAACCGCCGCCGACTCGTTCATCTTCTGCTGAGCCTGGAGCAGAACCAGCGAGGTCGAGGGCGTGGTGCCCGGGGTGCCGACCGAGTTGAAGATGCCGCGATAGGCGTTGGCTACGTCGGCGTCGATGCTGGCCGCAAGCTGAGAGATCCTGGGCTTGAGCACGCGCTCGGCGAAGTCGTCGAGGGACATCGTAAGCTCAGCGGTCGTGAAGTTCACGCCGATGTGCTTCTGGCTGTCCACGGTCAGGGTGACCTGCTGCTGGCTGACATCCTGCACTTGCAGGGCGGCACCGTCAGTCACCAGAGAGCGATCCGGCAGGCGGATACGCAGGCTGGAGCCGATTTTGGCGCCTTCGATGGCAAAGCTGTCATCGTAAGCGCGGTTGACGTTGCGGGTGAGAACCAGTTGGTTTTCCAGGATCTCGAGGGATTTCCTCGTGATCATGTCAATTGTGAGCAAACTGTTCACTTTTGCATTTCCTTCAAAAGTTGGTTAGCGTGCGCGCTGCTTAGCTTCCCACGCCTTGATTTGGCGCAGGCGCTCTTGCTCGATCCACTGGCTCGTCGTCAGCGTTTTCAGCGAACGAGGGTCCGTGGTGTCGTAAGCCGGAGCGCCGCTTGCCCGTGCGCTGACAGGCGCAATTGGCGGGGGCGCGTTCGTTGTCTTCTTGACCGGGGGATTGTCAGCCAACTTGGCCTCAATCTTGCCGATCTCCCGAGCCTGCAACAGCGGCGAGAGTTTGGAGATGCGCTCAGCTTCTTTCGGATTGGAGCCGAGGTGATACGCAATCTCGGGGCCAATGTCAGAAGACTGAATCGTCTCAGCCATCACGTTGGAGATGGGCAGACGGGTGTTGTAGACGACCTGTTCAAAGTCGTCGTACCGCTCCCGCGCCTTTTCTTCCCGTTCGTGATAGGCATCCAACAGTGCCAGACGCTGCCGTTCCGCTTCCTGTTGCTGAAGAAGCTCTTGAGCCTTCTTCGCCGCCAACGCTTCCGCGTAGGCTTCCACAGACGGGAATTCGTCTGCGGGCGGCACTTCAACAGGGGCGGCGGCAGGGCGCTGCGACTGCTGGCGCTCCCACTTTCGCTGCTCTCTTGCAAGTCGTTTGGCTACGATGGCATCGAGTTCTTCTTGAGTGAAGGTCTTAGCCGTCTCAGCCGCATGTTCTTCCGGCGCAACTTCATCAGCAACAGGCGCAGCCGTTACGTCCTGTTCTGGCACGGCTTCCGCCGCTGGCACTTCCATTTCTTCGGACATCTTGATTCCTGAGAATCCCTGGCCTACCGGACCAGTGCGGTCAAACTGTCAGTGCCGCTACCTTTGCCTGGAACGCCTTTACTCGGGCGTCGAGGTCCGCACGGTCGCGGTCGAGTTTCTGTTGCAGAGCCTGCAAGTCCGCAGTCTGCTTTGCCAGCGCCGCTTCGCGGTCGGCCAGCGTCTTGTCCCTTTGCGCGGCGGCAGTAGCCTGCGCAGCGGCCTGCTTGTCCAGTTCGGCAGCGCGAGCAGTCAGATCCTTCTCGCGGGCGTCCTGCGCTTTCTTCTTGGTGGACGCCTCTGCCGCGTCGGCTTTGGCTTCGGCTTTCAGTTGCGCGGCTTCGGCCTTGGCCTCGTCCAGTTCCTTTTTCGCCTGCTCTTTCATCTCGGCGGTCTTCTTGACCGCG